GTCAAGGAATTATACAAGAGCAGACGGCAAGGCCTACTTCTTGCCTAAGGGCAATGACTATTTGAATACCGGGTATATAAGTGAATCTGTATCGGGTAATGATGGTGGCTTTGTAAATCCCCCTACCGTGACAGTGCAGATGGAGCACGGATTCACCGTGTATGGATTGAGAATGCTTTTTCATGAATACGCTCCTGAGAAGATGTCTTTAGCATTTTTTTATCAAGGCAATTTGCTTGATACTATGGAGATTAATAATGCGGACTTAGACTTTAAGATACTGCAACAATTACCCTATATGGATAAATTAGTAGTCTCATTTATTGAGCAAAGCCCTAATACAAGAGTAGTTCTTGATAGCATAATATTTGGGGATCTGACGGACTATCGCTTTACATATGGGGATGAGCTAAAAGAATACCCGGTAGGAACAATAAGAGAAAAGACTCAAAGAATAAGCGTAGTAACCAGAAAATACAATAAAAGCAATGAAGCTGAAAAAGAGCTTGTACATGAGAAAGTCAATCAGACTGAGCAAGAAAAAGAATATGAGTTTTATATGAACTCTCCGTGCTATGGATACAGAGCAAGTGCAACAGGCCATAATGTGGAGATTATAAAAAGCTCATGCTATATGGTCAGAGTGAAGGTACGGGGTGCAGGCCTCGTGGATCTAAGCATAACAGGGTATGAATATCTTATATCAAATGGCTCAATTGCTATAGAAGTCAATCCATCAGGAAGAACTTTAAACTGGGAAAATCCTTTGATATCTACTGACGAACATGCTATCAAGGTGGGGGAATGGATGAAACCTTTCCTTGCGTCAAACAGAGACTATTCATTAACTGATAGAGGAGAGGTAAGGCTTGACGGAGCTGATCTGGCTTACTTAGATAGCAAACATGAAAAAGATATGCTCATAAAGCTTACAGACTACACTATGAACTTTAACGGTGCTTTTTCAGGAAGTGCAAAAGGAAGGAGGGTATAAATGTGGACTAAGCCTAAAACTGATTGGGAGACAAACTCTCGTTTTGATATGAGGGATTATAACAGAATAAAGAACAACTTAGATTATTTAAAAGAATTGTTCCTTACTTTGCAACCGGCTGTACCTTGGCAAAACATGGGAACGGATAAAGGCTATACAGACTATCCGTATGCTGACGACATAAACAGATTTGAAGATAATTTGGATACTCTGAATAAAAACTTTATAAACTTAGAAATTGGAGATAAAAAGACCTTTTACGAGAATCAACCCTTCATAGATTTTAATGAGCTAAATAGGATAGAAAAGGGTATTCAAGTATTGTACGAGCATCTGTATGGTAGCTCACAAAGTAGGCCTATGTTGAGATTTACTTTAAACGGAGGAATATTTTAATGGCGCTAAAAACCAATTATAAAGACGCTGTGTTTTCGGGCGAAAGAAAATACCAGGAGATTTTCAACCCTGATAACACAAAATCTTTTACTGATAGAACATCATATACAACACAGGGTGACACATTCGGAGCAAACGATATCAATGCTACAAACAGTGCTGTAAATGCCTTACAGGGATTAAGACAAGTACTTGTAGATGTGAGTAAGTGGAGTAATACTGCGCCTTATACGCAAGAAATAAGTGTACCGGGGATAACGTCTGCAGACTCACCTACTGTAGGTCTATACCTGTCTGGTACTGAGTCAGCGGACGCTGTAAAGGCAATGAACAAAGCCTTTGCAATGGTAGATTTTGTAGAAACTCTAAACGGCAAAATAAGAGTTAAATGCTTTAATAAAAAGCCGGCTGTAAGTTTTTGGATAGGTCTTAAGGGGGTGTAATTGTGGCGGTATGCTTAATAAATAAAAGTGGTGGAGGTATAACCTCAGATGATGTAACTGCTAAAAGAGAGCACATCCTGCAGGGGTACACAGCTCTTACAAGTGACAGCAATGATGAACCTGCGCAGGGCACAATACCAAACAGGGGCAATGGTACGAATGTATTAGAACTTGTAAACGCTGCAGGCGAGTCAAAAGTTTATGCTCGTATGGATGAAGGATACTATAGTAAAAACGGGCAGTGGAAACCCGCGGTAGCCATACCGTATGCAGTATTAGCACAGTCAATCGGTATAAATGCAAGCAAAATGCTTGATGATTATACGGTAGCAGGAATGCGAGGTGCAATTCCCAAGTGGATAGCCACTCATGGCGATGTTATCATTGCGAATCAAAGTCACAGCGGGCAAGGATTTGCCTACGACCTTCCAGGAGTGGGAAGATGCATAGTAGCTGGAGTCAAAAATGGAGCGTACATACAAGGCGCAAATTACGTAGCTTTGCCTAGTCCTAATTTTTTCCCGCATAATATTCGTAAGGGCGTAAATATAAATGGAATTGTTGGAACTATGCCCGACTATTCAACGGGCCGAGTGGTTTTTAACGAAGCCACTTTCGATAATGAACTTGTGTCGGGAGTGGCGTCAAAGAGCTTTTACTTTAATAGAGAACTTTATAGCTATCAAATAGCCAGCGGTTATGGCTACAGTGGCATATATGGCGACGGAATGAATTTATCATTAAGAACCGCGTCGCCTGAACTGAGGGGCAGGAAGATAGGCTGTATACTATCACAATCAAATAATTTAACGCCCTTTAGACGTATCGTTGTGGATTACAGGACTACAGGTAGTATATCTGGAAATCCTATTATAAACTTTTATGCTTTTGTCGCACCTACTAGGGCGTTAGTGCGGTCAGGCTTTGAATTCAACGGGGCAAGAGTTGATGGCTTTTCACAGATATCCACACAAGCCACGGCTTCGGCAAGACAAGGACAATTAGTCATAGATACAAGCAACATAAACGAGCAGGCGTTTTTGGGATTTTATGCATCCGCAAATGCCAGTGGGTCAGAGAATTTCAACGGGGCTGTTCAGATAACTAAAATAGAGTTTTTTAACTAGAAAGGATTTATTTCTATGAAATACACAGTCGTATATATGAATAACGGAGATGTCTTGGCGGTTATACCTGAGCAGTCGGATATCAAAAATATAAAGATTGATACGTTCGAGATACCCGATAATCATATCATAGATAGTATAGATGTAAGCAGTAAGGCGCATACGGTTGTATCGCACTCTACGGGAATGATAAGCGCAGATGAGCTTGAGAAACAGGGTAAGTCTATCACTATGCTTGAAAAAACAGTAATGGAGCTTACAAGCCTTGTTATGGGCGATGAATCTATGAAAGATGATGGTGAACAATAATGCGATGGCTATATATAAAGCTATACATTTTGTTAGGATATTTAATTTGTTTTGTTTTTGATGAAAGGAGAAACAAAAATATGAAGTTTAAAAATTTAGCATTGTTTTATGTAAACCTTATACTTGAAGGCAAGTGTACTTATGCTGACGTGCCGAAAAGACTAAAACCATACGTTAAGCAGGTCGCTATTGATTTAGGCGTATGGGAGATAGTAGAGGGAGGCACAGAGGACTCAACTGCTACCCCGTCAAATGCGACACATTCGGAGGAGTAAGCGCAGTGTTTTTTCAAGATTTATCAGATGTTAGCAGGGTGATACATACTATCACCCCTTTTTTAACCATACTAAGCGTGGCTGTGGAAATCGCTCCTATAAAAATCAATCCATGGACCACCATTTTCAAGTACATAGGTGGCATTATCAATCGTGGTGTATATAAGAAGCTTGATAGTATAGAGCTTGCTACACAAAAGAATGCGCAGTCTATAGAGGATATAAGAAGCGACATGGAGTCTAGATTTAATGCTTACGACAAGCAAGATAAAGAATATCAGGCGGTAGGCATGCGAAATGAGATTATTAACTTCGCTGAAAATCTCAAGCTTGGCAGGGTTTATTCAGAAAAGCAGTTTGAATACATCCTTGATGTAGTGTCAAAGTATAACATGCATTGTGAAAAATACAAAATTAAAAATCATTACATTGATGATGCACACGATATTATCAAATCTGAAATGAAAGAAAGATTTGAAGAGATTAAGAAAGGACATAGATGATGAATAGTTATTTTGGAAGATGGCTGAAGGCGGCAGGAGTAAGAGCATTAAAGACAGTCGCTCAGACTGCAGTAGCAACGATAGGTACAGGATCGGTTATAAGTACAGTAGATTGGAAGCTTGTAGTTAGCGCTTCGGTAGTGGCAGGTGCACTATCTATACTTACCAGTATAGCCGGGCTTCCTGAGGTAGAGTAAAGAGGGCTTAGGCCCTCTTTTTTAATGCTGGAAAGGATAAAAGGATATGATTAAAATAGGACAGGCAAGCAGAGATGAAAGAGGCAGATACAGTGGCGGTATAGCAGGCGATCAGGACGGAAGAGAGGTAGCAATCCGTGAGTGGTATAGCAGACCATGGAACAAGGTTTTGAGGTGCAAAGATGTCGCAAAGGCTGAAAAGATAGCTGTAGCTATGGAAAAAGCCTGCAAAAACGACTATATTGGATACGACCAAAATCAGAGAACCACTCTATATAGCTTATGCAAAGCCAACGGCTGGAATATAGAGGATATAAAGACACCGTGTGAAACTGATTGTAGTGCTTTGGTGGCGGTTTGTATAAATTACGCCGGCATAAGGGTATCGGGAGATATCTATACAGGTAATGAGGCCAATGCACTTTTGCGCACAGGAGAGTTTGAACTCTTAACTGCTCCTAAGTACTTGCTATCGGATGAGTACTTAAAGCGTGGAGATATACTTTTATATGAGTTTCACCACACCGCTATAGCCTTGCAGGATGGCAGAAAAGCAGAGAAGAGCAGACCTACACAGGTAGAATATCCGCTTGGGTGGAATAAGTCCAAGACTGGCCAGTGGTGGTATGCGGACACACCACACAGCTATATAGCAGGCAGATGGGCTTACATAGACGGCAGGTGGTATGTATTCGACCAAAAGGGGTACATGATAAAAGGCTGGTTTAAGCAGAGCAACGACTGGTATTATTTAAATCCTGCTGACGGAGCTATGATATCAAATCAGTGGGTGGATGTTGACGGCAAGTCTTACTACCTTACTCAATCAGGTCTTATGGCAAGAGGCGGCTATATAGAAGATGCAAGCGAAAAGCTATATTTCTTTGTGGATGATGAGGGAAGATATGTAAAAGAGCTGGATACTGATGCGCCCGATCTAAGTAAATACGAAATCATAGAGTAATATCAGATGTCGCAAAAATGTCGCACTAATTTACAAGAAGCCTTATAAATAGCCGATTTATATGCTAAATATAGGGTGACTTTTAATCAAGTTGTC